TCCTGGAACTGTAGCTTCCTGCTCTGTGCCAAAGTTCTCTAGAGAAAATACAAGTTGTACTGTGTCACCATCTTTGTCAAATACTATAGCCATAATTTATGATCTCAATTAGGTAGGGGTAAGGGGTAAGGGGAAAGGGGTAAGGGCGATGCCTGCCTAGATACCCGTAAGGTCAACATCTTCCCTTGACGTTATCACCACACCTCCATCCAAGAGCTTCAGGGTAAGTAAGATTCCATCCACATCGGTAATATCCTCCAGAACCGGAGGCACCTTATTTCTAAATGCCGCCCCCAAAGTTACGGTACGGGGAGTGGCATCGTCTCCGCGCAGCAACACCCCAACTGTCTTACCTGGATAGTCTCCTGTCTGCAGGAAGTTCAAAGTGGTGTTCTGTGTCAGGGTTAGCTCATGATTATCATAATCAGCCGGTGTAAGATCTGTGGTCCCTGAGGTTACATTCAGTTGCCTCCATTCCCTCGACGCACGCAAGTTACCCGCCGTTACTAGCAGATCGCTAGTGTCCGTGCCCGAGGATACTTGGCTAGCTGTAGCTGGCATCATGCCATCAGATATCCCCAGGTATGCGGCCAGTTGGGAGAGCGTGACCTTCCTTTGCGTAACCTCCCCAACAGTACTGAAAGTGTGCCACCCACCTGGGCCGGGGTCAAAGCCTTCTATAGTCGCTACTGTACTCCATGCCAATCCATCAGCAGAGAACTGTATATCGAAAGTGCCTGGGCCATATGACCTAAAGGTAGCACTAGTAGGATAATATATGGCAATCTCTGTAACTTCCCACGGCTCGTCCCTTTCTATTCCAACCCAGTAAGGTTCCGCAGAAGAGAATCTGCCCGCTTCAGTAGTAGTGCTCCCATCTACCGCCCTAGATCCAGGGCTAGCGGATGCAGTTCCACCCCATATAGCTGTTCCGTCACCTATCTCTTTCGGTACACCTGCCTGCTCCCTGAACTCTACCTCATACAACCTGTTCCGGGATCCTTGTTCCGCCCCAGTAGTATTGCTATATATAATAACTCTCCAATGAGTTGCAGCATCAGCCTCGACTTGCCTTACAGGCAGCTCATCACTTCCATTTAGCTCTATGGCAGGAGGGAGATCCCCAATTATGAAATCACTGCCAGTAGCACTTACCACCGGATTAGCAGGATCAGTATTATCTACACTGATTCCATCCCCAGCTACTACACTTTCTACCTGCCCTCCAGAGCCTCCGCCTAGATTACCTTGCAAGGTCCAGGTAGTCTCTCCTGTCTTCTCGTAATAGTCCCCAGTATCGCTATCTAGATAGAAGTCGCCTACCTCTCCAAGTCCAGAGTCGGGGGAGCCTTCGTCTGTGTACCACCTGGAACCATCTGCACCATCTGCGCCGGGCGGTCCGGCTTCTCCAGGTTCCCCAGGATCTCCCTGTGGACCTTCTGGTCCCTGGACAGGTCCGAAGTTTTCCCACTCAGCGCCAGTCCAGCCCCAGAGATCCCCAGCTATAAGCCAGGCTTCCCCTAACTCTCCAGATACAGGCAGGTCTTCTTCGGCATCTAACTCACCGAGAATAGTGAGTCCTGTGCCTTGCGGACCTGGGGGGCCTTCGGGACCTTCCTCACCTTGCGGCCCCTTTATATTAAGAGCAGGTACAGCTGGCCAACTTCCTCCTTCCTTAGGTCCATAGAAATCACCAGTCTCAGTGTCTAGGTAGTAATCTAAGTCATCGCCTATGTCTGAGGTAGGAGCTCCTTCTCCAATGTTAATGATAGAACTTTCTCCAGGGATACCAGCAGGACCACGCTCACCAGTTTCGCCCTGCTCTCCTCTTTCCCCAGCAAGACCTCTGGTACCAGGAATACCTTGAGGACCTTGTGGACCTTGAGGGCCTTCTAGTTCCGACAGAGCTACCAGGTTATTCCAGGCGATGTCACCTGCAACTCTCCACTGGACATGGGTAGATGTGGTACGTAATTCTATATTAGGTCCTGGAGGTCCAGGCGGGCCAGGAGGTCCTTGATCTCCCCCAGGTGTCCAGATTGTTGCGTCAGTTGCCATCTCTAGCCCTCAATTACTTCTCTAGGTCTTCCCACTCAGGGGTACCTGCACACTCCACTCGTACTCTATGTGGGTATGTAGCATTGTCCACAGCACCTCTAAGCAGGGCTCTGTCATAAGGTGGGAGCGAGCAGACATGTGCTGCATACTTTGTGGCGATGCCTTGCATACTGGAACAGCCTGCTACTGATACTGCCAGGACCGCTGCTCCTACTAATGCTAGTGCTTTCATTTCTTGCTTTCCTCTTTAGATGGATTCTCTATGTAGGTACTGCATCTACATTAGATAGAGACAACGCTGCATACTCCTCTGCCACTAGGGATCTCATAGCAGCAGACTGCTCCTGGTATCCCATGATAAGAAATAGCTGCCTAGCTGCCTCATATATGATAGTATAGGGAAATTCACCTGCTATCCAAGACTGACATGTATCCCCATCATCTAGCGGAGGATGCACATAGCAACCGAATAGAATTCTCTCTAGTGGCGGCCTGGTACGAATCTGAAGATACTGCCCCGCCATATAGAATACATTCTCTTTAGAGCATCCATAGATATCCTGAGATGCCTCTACTTGTATCTGCTCTATGAATGGTCCATACGTGCCATCATAGCCACCTTGCCAGCTCCTAATATACTTAACCTTTCGATACCTGGTTACTACCTGCCTGGGATCAAATGTCTGGATAAGCCTAGGAGCATCAAACTCTACAGCTATCTCTACAAGGTCTCTATAGAAGAAGTCAGAGTGATGAGCTTTAAGTATTGCACCTTTGACAGCATTGGCTGTAGCCTGTGCCATGTCTGGGCGCTTGGTGATTTCTATCACCGCAGCGTATATCTCACTATAGTCCATGCTATTTCCAGCCTCCGCGGCCTCCTAGTCTAACACCCCTGTAAAATAGCCAGGCCCTAAATTTCGGCATCCCTTGCGTAAGCAGACCTTCCCTAAATATAATATCTGCCTGCTTCTTTGTCATGTGCCAGTGCAGGTGACTGTACATATAGTCATGCAGCACTGATGGCGCCCTAGACTCCGTATAGCCAGGAGGGTAGAATCGCCAGAGAATTCTTGGTATAGATGACAGGTCAGTTACGTAACCTGCTGGTACAGTAACCTCAACTGCTCTCCCCTCCAGATCTAGCAGTACTACCTTAAGAGGTTCATGAACTACCCACTTATGGGAGCTCTTTCTTAGCCAAGGTGCCACTGTACCTCTCGGCGCATCTCTTAGCACCAGAGAGGTACGGAAGTCTACAGCTATGGGAGGGGAGAGAGTTGGGATACGCATTTATATTTCCTGCTAATTACTTGCCAGAAGCTGCTCTCGCCAGTGCTGCGGCAACGCCAGTAGGCTGAGTTCCATCGCCAGATCCATCGCCAGATCCATCTACCTTGACAGTGGCAGTGGCTGGGGCATTCTGCGCTTTCACACCTTCGGCAGTAGCAGTTCCCATGGTGTTCTGGGTAGAGTTCTGTAGAGACTCCTGCTCAGAGTTACCTGGAGTAGTGCGGGCAGTGGCATTGATCTTGCCTGCCTTAATTTCTGCCTCCAGTTCCAGACGGATCTTACGACGCAGGATCTCCAGAGGAGTAGTATTCTCTGTGTCAATCTCCGGCTCCTGTGGGTCTACGTATACGCCACACTCATTACCGTTGTCTGCGAGCTGCTGCAAGTAATCGGAGAACTTGGCCTGGGTAGTCCAGAACCTTCCTTGAGCAAAATGAATAGGCTCCCCTTTGGGAGTAAGTACTGCTACACTTCCGTGCTTGTTCTTGAAGAGAGTTACAATAGCCATGATGATATTCCTATACGGGAGTTTTTAGTGGGAGATGGCACATCCTTGTGCCTGTGAGGTGACTTAGGCAGGAGCAGCGCCAGCAGTAAGGCCAGTGATAACTGCGTTAGCGGGCGGGTTACGGACCTCTACAGTAACTTCTGTAGTAAGCGTGCCGCCAACTGCATCAATGCCGTTATCAACAGGAGTACCGTCCTGGCCGAACTCTTTGTTCTGAGTCTTGCGATCGCCAAGATACGCCAGAGCAAAGGTGGACAGGTCAACAGCTACTGCCATCCGCGCCCAGTGAGCATTGGTATTAAACAGGGGATGCTCAATCATACGGAAGGTACCACGGGGGATCTTGAACGTAGTGAACTGGAGACCAAAGGAAGTCTGCCCGTCTACGATCTCGTATTCCCCAGTAAGCCTGCCAATGTGGTTGATAACATTGAAGGCTGTACCGCCTACGAAGAGAATCCGCTCATTCGCCACCTTGGGATCCGTGGACTGGTTAAATGCAGGATCCAGGTAGCCAATCAGCTGATCGTAAGTGGTGGTGCTGCCAGCGGGGTATACGTTGGAGACACTGTAGCTGGGCGGGTAGTAGCTGAGATTGCCGACAATGGAGATAAGCCCGTCCATGGTACGGAAGGGTTGTCCATTACGGAAACCTTGGGACTTCTGCCCGAAGAACAGAGCCTTCTCGATATCAGCAGCATGGAACGCAGCGCAGTCCTGCCGGTTCTCAGCAACGTTAGTATCACCTGCAATTACTTGCGTAGCAGAAGCAGAACCAGACAGTGCCCAGGTATTACGGAAAATCTGGGTAAGGTTGGTGATACGAACAGGCTGAATAGACAGCGCATTCGGACGGATAGATGCTTCCTCGAATGCGTTACCTACCTGGTAGGCTTCTGAAATATCGGTAGCCACGGTGACGCCAGCAGGAACTACGTTACCGATACCACGACCGACTACAATGGTAGTGGCGGAGGTAACCTGGTTAATGATTACGTTCTCGCCAGTTTCCTGCAGTCGGTGGATCTGGCCAGGGATAAGAGTAGCAGTGCTATCTACGGTGAAAACGGTATCGCCTGCGCTGATATCCGCAGTCAGGTTAAAGGAAGGAAACACCATGGTCTTGGTAAAGAAGCCATGCTCCACCTGTACAGCAGTCTTGCTATCCAAGTATGCAGTCAGTGCGAACAGTGGCGCAGTACCATTAGGCATCAGCCTGGTGATCATGGAAGCGAAGGAGAGCTTCGCCTGGTCCTGAGTAAAGCGACTGGTATTGAAAATTCCGTTAGTTGTTGCCATGTTTACGGTCCTTAATTGGTTCGAATGTTATAACTTGGTGCTTAGGGCTGGAACTGAGGCTGCCCTCTTATTCGCCAAAGTCCAAGTTGTCTTGCAGCCATGCAGCCAAGTCAGCCAGGGTAAAGGTCAACGGCACGGTAAGGTGCGTGGGGTTACCATCACCGTCCTTCTGTACCACTTTCAGCTCAATCAATGTATCTTCGTCCATTGCTAATCACCTATTAAGTTAAAGGAAATAAAACTACTAGCCCTGAAAGAAAGCTTCCCAGTCTGTGCCGTCTATCTTAGTCTCAGCTGCCTTCTTCTCTGGCGCACGGATTGCGTCAGCAAAGTCAGTGAAGTAAGCCTGGGCTTTCTGGGAGATTTCTGCAGGAGATGCAGTAGGGTACTTGTGCGCAAGTTGTGTCTCAAGCGCAGCGATCATGGGAGCTACGGAGGGATGCTTAAAGGCAGGGTTACTTTCCCTTACGGTGTCAGATACCTGGGTCTGCCTGTAAGTCTGCTGTGCCCGCTTGTCAAACTTTTCTTGGGCACCGGAGAGGGCTTGCTTAACCAGAGTTGCGTTAGCTAGCATAGATTGGGAGAAAACTTGCTGTGCGACTTTGTTAAGAGACAGTGCGAAGGCTCTTTGAGCTTCTTCTCCACCTTCGCTAATTTTGCCGAGAGTTTCAGCATCAAGAACTTGCGCGAAGTTAATCTTGGAGACAGTATCATTGATCTTATCAGCATCAATGGTGAAGAGTGCATCGGTCTCTAAGTCGTCGGCGGTCTCGCCACCTTCCGCATCATTCTGCCAAAGATCCTTGAATGTATCAAGAGAGGAAACTGGGTCAGTTGGTTCTGGGGGAGTGTTATTCTGCAGCTCTCCTGGCTGTGTGCCAGTGCCAGTTACAGGGGCAGCAGCTGGAGGAGTGGGGGAAGAACGGAAGATATCAAAAATAGACATTGTAAGTACCTGTGAGATTTAAGTTGTGAGAGTCTGTGACGGGGGTCCGCAAGGTAGGTGACGCAATTCAAGTAATGGGCATCTAATCCTCCTTCTCCCCATCCTGCACAGCATAGTGGGAGATAAGCAGGTGCTCCAGTGCATCTATGGCACCTTTAATATACGCTTGCTGTATAGCCACCCTTGTAGGCTCCGCATCGGTATAGGTTAAGTTAAGGTGATCGTGGGCATGAGCAGAGATGTAATTCTGTATTACCTTAATATTGGAGTCAGTAAATCTATGCCCTAACTCCACGGTCTTGTCATCTAGTTTATAGGATACGAATCTATCCCCTGTTCTTACCTTACCTTCTGCAAAGTTTTGCATCACTCGTCTCCTTCCTGCGCTGCAGGCATCTGCCCTGCTTGTTGTGAAGCAGCTTGTGCATTCTGCAGTGCCTGCTGCTGTGCTTGGTTAACTTGCGTGTATCTACCAGCTACGGTGACTCCGTCCTCCTCCAGGGATACATTCGGGGTCTCTGGGTTATAACCATACTCTTCTGGCAGCGGCCTCGGAGGTAGCATCTGCTGGAACTCTTCTGGAGATACAGGAGGCTGCCTAGTGCCAAACTGCTCTGCAATAGCAGCAACTGTCTGTTGCCATACTGCCATAGCTTGCTCGTATGCCTGCTGCTGGGGAGACTTCTCGAATGGCTGCAGCTTGGCACCCCTAGTTTTCATAAGATAGGAGAACATTGGAGTAAGGTTGAAGCCAGCAGCCAACTCTGGGGAAGCTTGCAAGGTTTGGAATGCCATCGCCAGTGATTCGCCATCAATCAGCTTGTCACTAGGAAGCAAGCCATCAGAGATCTTAAATCCTAGCTTGGCCTTTCTGAGCACTACAGGATCTACTACTACCTCTCTTTGCTCCTCCCTATTGAATAGGCTAACACCTCCTTGATACTGGAGGATGTTACACTTAATGATCTCCTTCATGGGAGCAAAGAAGTTACCTTCAAGCGCCAGTGCTACAGTCTGATCCCTGCCATTGGCGTATCCCATAATCTCTTCGAACTCTGCGCGAGTCTTATTACCTTTTACAAACTGTCCTTGTCTTGCAGGGTTAAGTCCAGAGATAGCATTGCTCATGACTCCGAACTGCTGCATAGCTTGCAAGGTGACGCCTGACTGGTCATCTCGGAAAGGAAGTACGTGTACAGCATCTGCCATAGAAGTTCCGTAAGCAGAAGGGCGTACTGGTATCCTGGCAACTGGAGAGTCGGAGCGGATAGAAGCCTCGGATACTCTGGAAGGATCATATACCATCCTATCCGCTACAGCTCTGCGCCTGGTGGCAATTAAGCTATTCGCCAGTGCTGAGCTTATAGCTTGAGTATCGTCCAGGTTTTTGGCAAAGCTCTTGCTCTGGTAACCTAGTCCATCATCCACTGGGACGCAGAACAGTATGGGGAGCAAGTTATGAACATTGGTAAGTCTCTCTGCATATACCAGCACCTGCCCATTAACTAAGATGAACTTCCACACCTGGGGAGTGTTCTTGGAAGGCACGTTAGTCATGTCAAAATCTTCTGGCAGTATCCTACCATACAGCACTGTTACCTCGTACAAATTCCGGTAAGCAATCCTGGGATCATTGGTAGATGCCATCCCTGCCCAAGCCATCCAGTCAGTTGTGGCAAAGCCAGAGTTCTCGTATAGCGCATTGGGGTTAAGTTGCGGGATGTAATAGCTCTCTTCGCCAGAGAACGCTCCAGCAGGTACGCCAGTGCTACCACTCTCGAATGCTTTCTTTACATTGATTCTGGCAGGCAACTCAGACAGATACTTCTTCAGACGTATGCGAGACATAAGCTGCGTGTAGCCAGCAAACTCTCCTTCCTTGCATACTTCTGTAGGCTTAACTCTGGTGTCAAAGAAAGTATTATATGGATCGAGAGCAGTGATAGAGTTACCTTCCCAGATAACTTCCTTCTGCCTATCTATGACATCTCCGCCTGCTTGTGCAGTGGAGTCCTCTAGAGCATAGGTTGTCTGCCTGGTCCAATCTACCTCTACTGGGCCTAGGTTATACTTAAATCCGTTACGGAGTGCTTTAAGTATCTCAGGTACCCAGTTGGCATGTATCTGCTGCTCCCCAATAATGGTATCCATCTGGGTAGCTGCATCTGCGTGCTCAGGCGGGGAAGTCACACCAAAGATAGGGAAGCCAGATAGGAATACAGACTGCTGATACGTAACAGCTGACTCTACCTGTGGCATAACTACAGGCACAGTAATGTTCTGGAATTTAGTTGGATCTCCTTTCTTATTTGCATTCTGTGCTTTCCACTGCTCAGAGGACATATCTTGTTCGCGCAGGTAAGCGAGGTCTACAGCACGGAACTGGTCTCTCAGATTCCACTGCTGGTTAACCAGTCTGCGAGATTGCTTGAAGAACTCTACTATGGCTCCTGTAGTTTTCTTGCTGGGGTAATAAGGTAGCATTATGTTCTCCGATGATGTAAGTAATGCAGGTGGAAAATGTCCCGGACTTGCTAGGGGCTCAGCCGCCCCTGTTAAGCTTACTTCGTTAGCCTTCCCAAGATCAATGGCACGCTACGCTGCGCTCCGCTCTTCGGCCATTGACTCGGGGCCCTGCTAACTCGTCGCTGAACAGAGTCGGCAGATCCCATACGCAAGTCCTTGCCGACCGATTCCATAACTTAGAAAGGTGATAACTCTTCAACCGATGGGACACTGGCGTACACAGTCGACAATTCATACTCTCCCATAACTGTAGATGCCTCCAGCAAAGGTGCGAACTCTGCCACAATTCTGGGAGAGTAAGTAAGCAAGTCAAGTATCCCATCTACGTTGTCTGCTTTCAATGGCCGGAAACCTGCCATCTGCATATGTACCTGGCTCTTAGCCTCTGGATGCACATATAAGTCACCAGCTGCGTAGGCTTTGAACATATTAAGTATCCTAGTGTTCTTAGCCAGCTTACCAGAGTATATTGGAATCCACTGGAATCCTATGATACCGAGTTGTCTGCATATGAATTCGCTCCAGTGTAGCAGAGAGTACTGGTAAGCATTGGCTTCGACAAATACCAGGAAGCAGCTGTGCTCCGTCCCCAGCTTTATCGCTTCCCTGATAGTATCAGATGGAGAGAGCCTACCTTCTATAACTTTGCGCAGGACTGGCTTCCTCTCCCCATGTACCTCGAAGTAACCTAGTGACACAGCATCTGAGTTATACTTGTCATTCGAGGGATCTATAACTATGAATTTCCCTGTAGCTATGTCACCATCCTGGAACGGGAAGTCAGGTAGGGAGGAGAAGTTAATCTTGTCATTCAGCGCAGCGTTCTCGTCATTGAGAACTTCTGACATAAATATCTCTGGGTGCCCAGCTTCCAGGTCAGCTTGGTATTCTTTAAGCAGCTGTTCTATAGGTTGCAACTCTTCCCAGAGAGAGGTGCCATCCTCCAGTATCCCACCGGCTATAAACTTCGTCCAGTGCGGGTTAGCTTTAAGTTTGCGCAGGATCGAGTTAGGTGTGGGATACATGTTAGCAATGAATAGAGTCATGCAACGTCTGGGAGACTTTGCTTTCATTGCGGTACCGATCATCCACTTATATAGATCCTCAGATACTGCTTGGCTATCTGCATCCTCCCTGGTCTGCACATCCTCAAATATCATTACATCTGGGCGCTCGTTCTTTAGGTTAAGTCCCCGTACGGAGCCACCTGCGCCCATGCCTGCAAGTATTATATTCCTTCCACGGAACCCGAACTTTATAAGGTCCTGCGTATCTTTCTCTATACCTATTCGCCAATCTCCAAATACAGCCTTGATATTCGGCTCATCTAGCATATCAGTGATATCGGAGAGGATGTTCCTTGCGTGGGCAGCAGTAGCAGAGAATACGATCATGAACTTGCGGTCTGTAAACAGTATGATATACAGGACAAACAGTTTCACCAGAGTTGTCTTGCCAAATCCGCGCGGGAGACCTAGCGCCAACTTAGAGAATAACTCCTCTATGGTACTTCCTGCCGCACGGGAGGCTTCAATCAGACGTACCAGCCAAGTCCATACTGCTCTCAGTACGGGGGGCAAGCAGAAAGTAAATACCTCCGGCATAGCTAGCCCAGCAAGGAAGTCAGGATCTGCCTTGGCTGCCTTGGCTATATCAGCAGAGGACGCAGCTGTCTGGACTAGCTCGTCAGTAGTTACCTTATTAGCAGCAGTTGCGGTAGCAGGGGCAGGTGCAGGTGCCAGTTCCATTACTTATCAAATCCTTTATACGTAACTGTGGTATCTGCAGCCAACCTAGAGCGCATCTGCAAGCGCACTCTTTCTCTCACTGCCGCTGCTTTCGCCAGATCCTTCTGATGCAAGTCCTGCACTACCTGGTTCTGGGAGTTCCGGGGATGGCAGCAGAGCTTTCTCTCTAACGACTCTGTCGAGACTATCTGCGCTAATCGTAACAAGCGTGCTTGCGCTGCCGGAGCCATCTATCACCTCTACGATTTGGTTATTTACATTGGTTACAAACTTGTTGTGTATCACCGCCGGAACAGAGATCTGCACGATATTCGCGGTAATAGCATTGGGATCAGCAGAGCCAGCTCCCCTGCGCTTCGCTCCATTAACTACGTTAATTGCCTGGAGAATTTCGCGCGGCTTCTGTATGAGAGGTAAGTTACGCTCTAGCTTAGTTAGCAGCTTGCCCTCCATGTCATTGTATCTATCATCCAGCTCCGAGGAAGCTGTCAGGGAAGCAAAGCGTAACTTCTGCACTTCTGCTGCAAATATAGGATCCGCAAGCAATTGTGATATCGCTCCATCCGTGACTCCTAGAGCAGAGGCAACTACTGATGTCGATAGTCCTTTCCCTAGCAGAGCCATTGCTCTGTCTTTTGTACTGGTAACCGCATTGGTCATAGCTATGAGCCTTAGAAAGTATGGGCCAAAAAGTGCGGCAAGGTGCCTGCCATTATGGGGAAGTATGGCATACATTTGGGCAGGAGTCAAGAGGGATTCCCGCCCCCTCCCTGCACAACCACCCTTTATATATCGCGCGCGTGCGCGTATGACCCCTGTGAGAAAGTTATGTAAATCCCCTATCTCTCTATCCCATCATAGCTAACAGTATCTGTAACTTATGGGAAGGTGAAAAATTTTTAGGAAAATTAGTGAGGATACATAGGGTAGGGAGGCAGCCTAGATTCGAAAAAAGGTTCCACCCCCCCCCTGTTTTTGTAGGCGGGAGTGATAATGATTTGCATTAGTGTTAGTGTTAGTGTTAGTGTTATGGTGGTGGTATGTTGGGCGCGTCCTGGTAGTGCTGGCCCTGGTGGCCCTGGTGGCCCTGGTGGCCCTGGTTATAAAGAG